GTCAACCAACTTGAGCAGGCGCTGCTCAAGCTGATTGAGGCCAAGGCTTAGAACGGAATATCATCCTCATCGTCCCATGACCCTGACGCAGCGGCCTTGGCTGGCGCTGGCGCACCTTTAACGATGCCGAAGTCGGCAGCAGCACTTGGCTTGCTTGCGCCCAACGGCTCACCTTTGCGAACCAACAAGATGTTGTTCAGGCCAAAGCTAACCCCGTTATTGCCGGCTTGGCTGTACGCATACGCATTCAGGCTGACCCTGATGTAGTCGCCCGACACGATGTCGTCACTGCCCAGCAGGTCATTGCCGTGCTTGTCAACGGCGCCAGGCTTGGCGGTTGACTTCACATTGCAGTAGAAGTGGCCTTGGTACTCTTTGCCCAATGGGCTGCCATCTGTCTTGGTTTCAGTGTCGCCGTCCCGAAGTGGGCTGCGGATGTTTTTCGGCACTTTGTCACCAAACTTGGCGGCCAGCGCCTCTTTGGCTGCTGCCTTTAAAGCGGCCAGCGTTTCTTTGTCGCTTTTTGGAATGAGGATCTGAGTGGAGAACTCATCCTTGCCATTCATTTCGTTTTTGCGGGATTGCAGGGCTGAGAAGTATGAGGTGCGTACCTCGCCGGTTGTGACTCTTGTTGACATTTGATCGTTCCTTCAGGTTGATCGGTTTCAGGTTTTCAGCCTGACCAAAGCGGTCAGACAATTGCACTTTAGCACAAATAAATGTTGCATGTTGTTTTTTTATCGGACACAATCAAGATTCCATAAACCGCTGAAAACGAGGAAAATGATGAAACTGTTCCCCCATCAAGAAGAGGCCAGAGACTTTCTGCTGGACAAGAGGCGCTGCATCCTTGCCGACCAGCCGAGGGTAGGCAAGACCCTGCCGGCGGCAGCGGCGGCGCTTGAGCACCTGCCGGCCATCATTGTCTGCCCAGCTATCGCCAAGACAGTCTGGGAGGCGGCATTCAACAAGCTCGACCCGTCCATTCCCGTCAAAGTTATCACCGGAAAGAAGCAGGCGGCAGAGATTATTTGCTCTGGCGTGACCATCGTGAACTACGACATTCTTTCCAGTGTCACGGCTTTTACAGGAATTAAAACAGTCGTGTTTGACGAGTGCCACAGGCTCAAAAACAACAAGGCCATCCGCACCAAGGCCGCCATGCTGATGATGAAGAAGATTGATCGGGTCTATGCCTTGTCCGGCACGCCCATCCCCAACCGGCCCATTGAACTCTGGCCGATCCTCCACGGGCTGGGCATCTACCGAGGCGGCTGGTTTGACTTTGCCGCACGCTACGCCAAGATGTGGTCGGCGCCGTGGGGCATGGATGTCAGCGGTGCATCCAACATCCCCGAACTCAAAGCACTGATGCGGCCCTTTGTCCTGCGCAGGAAGAAGGAAGACATCTTCATGGACTACAAAGAGCCACAGGTATCACTGGTGACCTTTGACCTGCCCATCGACAAGCGTGAGCAGCAGTTTGATGCCGATGCCTTGGTGGCCAATCCAAACGCCCTGATGGCCTTTGAGGGCTTGGCCGAGATTATGAAAGAGAGTGGCATGCGCAAGATCAAGGCGGCATCCGAATTCATCAGCGATTTGCTCCAATCCGGTGAGCCGGTGGTGGTGTTCGCGCACCACAAGGATGTGGTGCACGGGCTGGTGGAAGAACTCAAAGACCACAAGCCGGTGGTGGTGGTGGGCGACACTCCGGCCACCAAGCGCACTGAGTACATTGCCGCATTTCAGTCTGGCCATACCAAGGTGATCGTGGGCAACATTGCGGCAATGAGTGAAGGCGTAGACCTGAGTGCCGCCGACACGATTGTCTTTGTTGAATGCACCTGGTCAACTTCTGCGCTGGAGCAGGCATCCAGCAGGGTGGAGAACATCAACAAATTAGGCATCAAGCCGGTGATTTACCTGCTGACCATCAGGGCATCACTCGACCACAATGTGCTAAAGCGCGTCTTGGAAAAGCAGAACATCGTGAATCAGATTATTTAAAGGAGAAAACATGCAACATGAAACCAGAAAACACGCCCGACTCTCGGCATCCCGTATGGATCGGGTGATGAGTTGTCCAGGCTCTTACCGGCTTGAAGAGAAGATGCCTTTTGAGCCAGCCGGTGAGGCTGCCGCAATTGGCAAGGCTATCCATGAGCTATCCGAGCGTATTCTGAGGGGCGAGGCGGTCAACGCAGAAGACTATCCCGATGACCACATTGACATGGCCAACGAATACGCCACCTTCATCAACACGCTGGTGGAAAAACCCCGCAAGCGCATGATCGAGGTGAATGTGGATGCCGGCCTCAAGACGCTGCACCAGTCCCTCGGCGGCACTGCTGATGCCGTGCTGGTCGATGGCGACCACCTTCACATCGTAGACCTCAAGACAGGGCGCGTCTTGGTCGAGGCAGAGGACAACAAGCAGATGCTGACCTACGCTCTGGGCGTCATGCGCATGTTGAATGCGCCTGAATCCATTCAATGCACCATGCACATCTTCCAGCCCCGCGCCGGCCACAGCCAATGGACAGTCTCAGGCACTGACCTCATCAAGCACGGCCACGACCTGCTGGCCGCTGCCAACCTAGCTTTGACCGATGACGCACCGACCAACCCGTCCACCAGCGCTTGCCGCTACTGCAAGGCCAAGCCCATTTGCCCGTCTATGCGTGCCAAGGTGCAGGACAACGCACGCAAAGAGTTTGCAGACCTTGTAAAAAAGGCCGACAAGGATGACACGATTGCAGTGCCGCCAGTCACCCCAGAAGACATTGAACTGGCGCAGCTTGCAGCCATGTGGTCGGAGGCAGTGCTGGAGTCAGCCAAGCGTCAGATCACCGAGGGGTCAACCATCCAAGGCTGGACATTGCGACCAGGTCGCAAGACCAAGTTCTGGAAGTCTGACGCCTTGGCCTACGAGGCTTTGAAGTCCTACCCGCAGGCATTCGACTTGAAGTCCCCGTCAGCCATTGCCAAGTTGGACATCCAGATTAGCGAAGACCTGATCGGTGAGAAGCATGCTGCTGCTAGTCTTGTTAAGGAGAAGCAGCAGTGAGGTACTTATCCGTTTGCTCTGGCATTGAGGCCGCAACAGTCGCTTGGCATCCCCTTGGATGGGAGGCTGCGGCTTACTCTGAGATCGAAAAGTTCCCATCACAGGTGCTTGCACACCATTACCCAAACACGCCCAATGTGGGCGACATGACCAAATTTAAGGAGTGGACAAATGTCTCAGATGTCGATGTTCTCGTTGGAGGAACTCCCTGCCAATCATTCTCAGTCGCCGGACTCAGAAAAGGATTGGATGACCCTCGTGGCAACCTCATGCTTACCTACCTTGCCATTGCTGCAAAGTATCGGCCCCAGTGGCTGGTTTGGGAGAATGTCCCCGGCGTCCTATCCTCTAACGGAGGACTCGACTTTGCCTCCCTCCTTCGAGGGATGGGCGAACTCGGGTATGGGTTCGCATACAGAATTCTTGACGCTCAGTACTTCGGAGTGGCCCAACGCCGCCGCCGTGTGTTCGTTGTCGGATACCTTGGAAACTGGCGACCTGCCGCAGCGGTTCTTTTTGAGCGCCACAGCCTGTGCGGGTATCCTGCGCCGAGCAGAGAAAAGGGGCAAGGTGCTGCCGCCAGCACTAGAGCAAGCCCTTCAGTCGGTAGCCTTTGCGCCCGAACAGGACAAAGCATCAGCGTTCAAGACGCCGCACAAGGTCACTTGATGGCGACTTGGCCAGCAGAAGTAGCCCCAACGATTGACGCACATTTTGGCGATAAGCAAGGTTTGGAAAATCAGCATATCAACGGGGGGGGGGGGTTGTTTACCCTTGGTAAGCAAATGCCGGTCACTTTAGCTGCGAACCCATTGCTCTCGCAGAAAACACCATAGGCCGCAAACCTGAGAACGGCGGCAATGGCGATGGGTTTACTGAAGGCGGTCCGATGTACACGCTGAACGCCACGGGTGTGCATGGGGTGGCGCAAGCAATCCCCATTGACACCATGAATATGACACCGGGACATTCAAGCGGAGGGTTAGGTTTTGGCCAACCCGGTGACCCTAGTTTCACCCTGACCAAGGGACATAGCCATGCGGTGGCGCAGCCGATTGCTTTCAGCGGCCAGATGTCAAACCCACAGACTGATGTGGACATGACCCAGACGCTGCAAGCCAAGAATCCTATGGCGGTGGCGTTTGAAGAAAACTTTCACGCCATTCGCGAGGTTGATGTTGCGCCTGCAATGACAACTGAGGGCTATCGCATTAGTCAAAATGCTGGTGGACTTGATTTGCGCACCGCCATGCAAGTGCGCAGGCTCTCTCCAAAGGAGTGCGAGCGTTTGCAGGGCTTTCCTGACAACTACACCGACATTAAGCTCAAGGGCAAGCCAACGCCAGACGGGCCACGCTACGAGGCTCTGGGCAACAGCATGGCCGTGCCTGTGATGGCATGGATCGGCAAAAGAATCCAAGAGGTGGAGTGTCTTTTACCCCAAGGACTAGAATCAACCTCCCAAAGAAAAACCCCTGACAGCGTGAACTGTCAGGGGTAACTAGTCGATGCTAGAAGGAGAACAACTTGTCATCAACCGCGAGATCAACGACATGAGTATTTTACCCAATGTGCTACAGTCTGCGCATCGCTTGGCAGCGATTTATATGTAACAGGCCCAGGCCAACCTTTCTGCACGAGTTACATCGTGTCTGCCAACTGGCTACCGCCAGAGAAAGGTTGACCTGGGTTTTTTTTTGGATCCACAAATGATTAAAACCATTCATCACATCAGCCCAAAAGTTAACGATGTGTTTTCTTTCAATTGCCCAAGGTGCGGCTCTTGTCGCATGGCAAATAACGACTCTGATTTTGGCAACTACTGGACTTGCTCCAATGGGCATGCGTTTTATGTCGATTTGTATGAGTCCACGGCCAAAACTCTGAACCTGTGCTTTAAAGATGTTTCAGAAAAACTTGGTGGGCCGCATGACTGACCAAACCTTTGGCAACATTGCCCAGCTACTGGCTGACAAGGGCTACGAGCCAGTCCCCATCATCAGGGGTGAGAAGCGCCCAGCCCCTGCCAAGTGGCAGCAAGGCGGGTGGCAGGCACACACCAGCCAGTACAGCGAGAACTACACCGGCATCTTGACTCGGCACACGCCGTGCGTAGACATCGATGTCAGTCACGCGGGGCTGGTGGCCGCCATGCGCGACATTGCCTACGATGTCACCGGCTGCTACGAAAAGCCGCCACCAAGGCGCATTGGCAACGCACCCCGTGAGTTGCTACTGTTCAGGACTGAGGAAGAGTTTCCCAAAGTCAGCACCGCCACCTACGCTCTCAAAACCGACAAGCCAGACGCCAATGGCGAGATCAAAGGCTCTAAAGTAGAGATACTGGCAAGCGGTCAGCAGTTTGTGGCCTACGCCATCCACCCGACCACCGGCCAGCCGTACACATGGAACGGCTCGGGTGAGCCTTTACTTGTCGGCAGGGACAAGCTGATAAACCTTGACGAGTCCCAAGCCCGTGAAATTATTCTAAGGTGCGAAGCCCTGCTGTCACTGCACGGCACGCTCATTGGCCGCAAACCCATGAGTTCCGGCGTCCTGTCTGAGCGCGTGCCTGGTCAGCGTCAAGAGGCGAACGACCCCATCGCAGCCATTGCCGCCTTAGCCCAGATGCCCAACCCCGATCTTGCCTTTGAGGATTGGCTCAAGGTTTTGTACGCCACCAAAGGCGCACTGCGCGATGGCGGCTACGATGTCTTCATGGCTTGGTCGGCCAAGTCGGCCAAGCACCACCCAGACTTTGCTGAGCGTGAGTGGCGCAAGGCCAAGCCCACCCAGCTGGGCGCTGGCTCTTTGCTTTGGATGGCAAAGAGTCTTGGCTGGTCGCCCCTGTCAGTAGCAAAGACTGTGGTCAAGGCTGATGTGTCTGATCTGTCCGATGCCGAGCCTGCTGGCCTAGTTTGGCCGCACATGACCGCCGGCAAGCATCCCAAGCCCTTAAACACCTTAGAGAACTTTGCCGCACTGTCTGATTTTCTCAAGGTGCAGTATTCGTTCAACACCATGTCAGGCGAGGAGGTGGTGCATGTGCCAGGTTTGAAGGTCATCAACGGCTACGAGGCCAACGCCGCCGTCACCCACATGGTCAGCCAGGCTATCCTGTCCGGCCTGCCGCACTCGCTGGTGGCCGAGTACATGACCCAGCAGTGCCTGCAAAACCCCTTTCACCCAGCCGTAGATTGGATTGAGTCAAAGCCTTGGGATGGCGTAAAAAGAATAAACCAGTGGATGGACACCATCACATCACCCGACACCCAGATTAAAGAGATGATGATGCGCAAGTGGGCCATCGGCGCTATGGCCGCCCTTTATCGGCCAGATGGCGTATCGGCGCATGGCGTATTAACTTTACTCGGTGACCAAGGTATCGGTAAAACTACTTGGTTTAAAAACCTAGCCCACGGGCATTTACTTAAAGACGGATTAACTCTGCGCCCAGATAATCCCGATTCAGTCAGGCAGGCCACATCCCACTGGATGGTTGAGCTGGGAGAGTTAGACGCGACATTCCGAAAATCAGATATTGCCGCACTTAAATCATTTCTAACTAGCGACAGGGATATATACAGGCTGCCCTACGCCCGAAAGAACACCAGCAAGCCGCGCCAGACTGTGTTCTTTGCCAGCGTCAACGATGAGAGCTTCTTGTCCGACCAGACCGGCAACAGGCGCTACTGGACTGTGCAGTGTCAATCCATTGACTTTGACCACCAGATTGACATGCAGCAGTTTTGGGCCGAGGTCAAGGTCATCTACGAGGCCGGTGAGTCTTGGTACTTAGACCGCGACCAGATGGGCGAGTTAAACACCCACAACCAAGAGTTCACAGCCGTTGACCCCATCGTTGAAAAGGTAGTGACCAAGCTCGACTGGTCGGCTGACAAGGCCAGGTGGAGCTACAAAACATCGACCGAGGTGGCCGAAATGGTGGGTGTAACCTTCCCCTCAAAAAGTGACATTGTGCGCATTGGTATGCACTTGAAGTCAGTGCAGGGGGTGAAATATCGGCGAAGCAACGGGGTGACGACTCGACTTGTGCCGCCAGCGGTCAGCGACTTTGCACTGTGAAGTGCATGGATGGTCTGCACTTCAAAGCAACCCTGCACTGTGTGGATTTTTGCATTTCTCCTCTGAAAGTGGTGCAGTGCAGTGCAGGGTAGGGTTACTTTAGAGAAGAATATTAATTAATAAATAAGGGAAATAGGGGTATATGCACTACACACTTTACAGGTCTTTCAAAGTCTTTGAAAAAAAAGCCTGCACTCTGCACTGCCTGCACTTTGGGTGGCATCATGGACAGCACTGAGCACTTTGTTGATGATGAAAGAGTCACCTGCAACACTTGCTCGCACGCCAGCAAGGTGGAGGGCAGCGAGTTCGTCAGCCTCAAAAAGGCCAAAGAACTCAAGGCCCAAGGCAAGCAGGTCGGCATGGCCGGCGATGTGCAGACAGTCGCAGGGGCTTGGATCAAGCTGTCCTGGCAAGAATGGCAGTGCCAAACCCTTGGCGTACCAGCCATGCCCTTGGACTTGCCACACCATTGCCATTTGTATTCCAACGCAAAAACAGCAGCAGTGTCGGTAGAATCACCTGCATGGTGGCAAGACTAAGGCAGAGCATTGAACACAAGGAACAAGTCAAGCTGGTGCAGCGCGTCAGAGCCTTCTATCCCGATGTCATCATTGCCGCCATACCGAATGGCGGCGACAGAACAGCCTCAGAGCGCGTCAGGCTGCATGGTGAGGGTGTATTGGCTGGAATGCCTGATCTGTGCGTCCTGCGGCGATCCAAGGGCTTTGGCGGGTTGTTTGTGGAGATGAAGACGAAGGTCGGGGTTGTCAGCAAGGAGCAAAATTGCATTGCAAAGCAACTGAACGATGAGGGCTATCTGTGCGTTATCGCACGATCAGCCTCTGAAGGTTTCAAAATCATTGAGGGGTACTTGGATGAGTCGTGACACATTGGCCGAGATGGCCGACCAAGGCGCTGCCAACATTGCAGCAGCACAAAGCAAAAAAGCTGAACTCAAAGTAGCCAACAAGGCCATTCATGCCTTCGGTGGCGAAGACGCCGCACTCGAATACATTGCAAATGGCGGCACGACTTCCGCACTGTGCAAGGTATTGGGTGTGGCAGTTACGACATTCGATCGATGGATTGACAGAGGCGGCGAGACGCGCCGCACGGCCTACGCACAGGCGCGCGCGCGCGGTGGGCAAAGTTTAGCAGAGCAAACGATCGAAATTGCAGACGCCGCAACCGTCCAAGAGGTGCAACTGGCCAAGCTGCGCTGCGACAGGCGTGCATGGCTCGCTGGCAAGGTCAATGTGGACTACTCTGACAAGCCTGCGCCTCTGGTGAACATCGACCTTGGCAGCCTGGCGCTGGACGCGCTAAGGCATCGCGCTGTCACGCCCGTAAACGGGATTGACAAAGACGCGATTGACGAGGGCTAACCCTCGGTTTCTGGGGCAGGCCGCTGGTCGGCTGGCCGGCGCCGCGCCGCGACCCCCCCCGTCCCGCGCCTTGGCGGGGGCGGCTGATGCGGCACTCAACACCTACCAACCCTCAATCCCCTAAAAAAAAATTTTTTTTTAAAAATCCCTTGACAACCTGCCAACCTGATACATAATTGCGCTACAAGTTAAAAATTAACAAGGAGCGCAACTATGACAGTGTTTGGATATGTGAGGGTCAGCACCACAGAGCAGGTTGACAACACCAGCATGCAGGAGCAAAAGCGGCAAATCAGCGGCAACGCCCTAACGCACAACCTGGTGATCGAGCAGTTTATTGAGGATGGCGGCGTCAGTGGCGCAGACCCCTTCTTTGCACGGCTGCAAGCCAACGGAGTCACGCTCCAGCAGGGCGACACTGTGATCGTGGCCAAGCTGGATCGGTTCAGCCGTGATTTGCTGGATGCCTTGCAGTCGATCAAGAAGTGCAAGGAGCTTGGCGTCAAGCTGATCATCAACGGCCACGGGGATGTCACTGACTCCAGCAACATCTACGCGCAGCTCATGCTGGAGATCTTGTGCAGCTTTGCCGGCCATGAGCGTAGAGTGCTGAAGGAACGCCAGAAGCAGGGGCAGGCTGCCAAGCGCAAGGCTGGTGGCCATCTGGGCGGTTCAGCCAAGTTTGGGTATCGCATTGAGGGTTCTGGTCAAGCTGCCACGCTGGTGCCGATTCCCCATGAGCAGGCAGCGCTGGCGTATGCAAAGGAGATGCGTGCGACAGGAATTAGTTTTCGGGCCATATCGGCAATTTTAAAAACCAGCCACGGGGTTATTGTTTCGCATGAGGCAATCCGCAGGGCGCTACAAGGAGAGACAGCATGAAGTTGATGCATGAACATGTGACGGGATTATGCCGCCAGCCACTGGAATGCTGGTACGAGTGGGAGCCGGCAGAGCCTGAAGTTAAAGAGGCGGGGGTAGTTATTGAGCCGGCTATCCCTGAACAGGTATATCTGGTGGAGGTCTGGGTAAATGGCGCTGATATATTCGAGTTAATCAGTGATGACATGAAAGAAGTAATTGAGATTGCGATTAAAGAGGATAGATATAAATGACCAGCGGTCATGGCGGCAAAAGAAAGGGCGCTGGCAGACCCAGAGCCAATATATCTGTCAGCAGAGTATTAAAGTTATTCGATCAAGGAATAACTAAAAAAGAGATAGCGATTAGATTTAAAGTAAGTCATATGACAATTAGTCGAATTATTAAAAGGGAGAAACGATAATGTGGAAATATCTGTGGACTGAATTGAGGTTGATGCTCAAGACAGTGACGCCGGCGCAGGCCGTGGCGCATGAGTTGATGCATGCGGAGCATGCGCTGCTGCAAGCTGAGTCTGGGGTCGAGTACGCGACAGCTTTGGTGACTTACAACAAGCAACGAGTCAAGCGCTTAAAGGCGTACTTGGGCAAGACAGAGGAGGCAGCATGACCAGGATGTGCGACACGGGTTATCGGGAATGCCCCCGCCAGCCGACTTGCGGCATGGACTGCCACTTCACCACGGCAGAGTTGGAGCCAGAGACGCGCAAGGTCAAGCCGTATCCGTCAGTACCCGCCGACATAGACCCAGTGCCGGAAACATGGCACAGGATTGGAGCGTTCATGCTTTGGTCTATTTTTACAGTGCTGGCAGTGATCTGCCTTGGTCTGTTTTTTACTGGCGTTTGGATATGGAGTTTGCTGATATGAAAAAAAGCTACATCACCGGAAGAAACCACGACTTCTACGACAAGGGCAAGGCAATGTTTGACCGGATACGGGTGTTGCCTGAACACCAAGCCATTACCCAAGCCATTCCTCAGATTCCTCAAAAGCATTCCTCAAACCGGCAATGGGTCGGCCTGACCGAGTGGGAGCGCGAGGCTATTGCGCTTGAGTGCGGGGCCATGTCTGCCGACTGGCTGGTGTTCATGGAGGCTGTGGAACGGGCTTTGAAGGAGAAGAACACATGAAAGTCACCAAAGACTACACCCGCAAGGACGGGGTACGCACTATCACTGTGCAGCTTGCTGCTGGTGAGAAACTCATGGCCTTCGGTGAGGACAGCTATTACCGCCTTGGTGGGCAGCTTGACGATGTTGTGGGCGGGTACTGCATCATTGAAGGCGAGCGTGTGGTGTGGTGCAGCATTGAACAGAAATGGGTGGACGCATGAAAACAATCATTGAAATGGCAGGGAAAGCATTTGAGACGCCCGGTGTCGAGCCAGCATTCCGCAACGGTTTCTGGACGGTGACTTCGGAAGAACTTAAATCTTTTGCTTTCCTTGTCGCAGCAGCAGAGCGTGAGGCGTGTGCGAAGCTGGCTGACGAATACATAGAGGGGTGTGAAGGTACAAATTTTGGTGTAGGCAAAGTCATCCGAGCAAGGGGACAAGCATGACACAAGATGAAATCAAACGCGATTTGCTGCAAGTCTGCAAAGTAAAAGGCTGGGACGGTGACTTCAATGTTCTTGGCTTTCACGTGCTGTGCGACAAGTTGAAACAACTTGGGGCGGAGGAGGAGCGTGAAGCGATGGTGGCCGAAGCAGCCAAGAAAGGATGGGCCATGCGTGGCGAAGACCCTTTTGAAGACTGTGTGCGCGAAATTGCAGACATTCGAGCAAGAGGACAGCCGCTGGTTTGCTGCGAAGAGTACAACACCTGTGTACGGCCTTGCACACCAAGAGGCAGACATCATGGACAGAAGGAAGAGCGTGAGGCGTGTGCAAAGGTGTGTGATGGCTACTCTGGCCCAGATTACGACTTTGTGAGTGTTATTCTCGCCGCCGCAATCCGAGCAAGGGGACAAGCATGACTAAAGACGAAGCACTGAAGCTGGCGCTGGAGGCGCTGGAAGATGCCGCGTATTGCGTTCAAAAGAATTATTGCCCAGACAAGATGGGCCACGATTGGGATGACACCATCGCCTCAATTAAAGAAGCCTTGGCACAGCCAGAGCAGATCGACCCGAACAAGTGGGCCTTTGACAATGGGTTAGAGTCCACATGATCAAAAACAATGTCTTTGCCGAGTGGGTTGCTAGGTATCACAACGACCCCGTGCTGTTTGTCAAGGAGGTGCTGGGTGTAGACCCAGACCCGTGGCAAGAGCGTTTTTTGGGGGCAATTGCCCGAGGGGATCGAAAGATCAGCGTGCGATCTGGCCACGGGGTGGGGAAATCTACGGCAAGCTCATGGGCCATGCTTTGGTACTTTATGACCAGATCACCTGTCAAGGTGGTGGTCACCGCGCCGACCAGCAGCCAGTTGTATGACGCTATGTTTGCCGAGTTGAAGCGCTGGATCAACGCGATGCCTGCGCCATTGCAGAGTCTGCTGACTGTCAAGCAGGAGAGGATCGAGTTCAACGCTGCGCCGACTGAGATGTTTATTTCGGCCAGGACATCACGGGCCGAACAGCCCGAGGCTTTGCAGGGCATTCACTCTGAGTATGTGATGCTGGTGGCCGATGAGGCGTCTGGTGTGCCAGAGCAAGTTTTTGAAGCTGCGGCTGGATCGATGTCTGGCCACAACGCTGTGACCCTGCTGCTGGGCAATCCGGTCAGAAGCAGCGGGTTTTTCTACGACACGCACACAAGGCTGGCCGGCGAGTGGACAACCTTTCAGGTGGCATGCACCGACTCGCCGCGGGTGAGTGATGAGTATGTCAAAGAGATGGCCATGCGCTACGGCGAAGAAAGCAATGTCTACCGGATCAGGGTGATCGGGGAATTCCCACGGGGTGATGACGATACAGTGATCCCGATGGATCTGCTGGAGAGTGCGCTGCACAGGGATGTGGCGGCCAGCAAAACGGCGCCGATGGTCTGGGGGCTGGATGTGGCGCGGTTTGGCTCGGACAGGTCAGCGCTGTGCAAGCGGCAGGGCAATGTGGTCACCGAGAGCATCCGCACTTGGAAGAATCTGGACTTGATGCAGTTGACGGGGGCGGTGGTGGCCGAGTTCAATGCGCTGGCGCCAAGTGAGCAGCCAAGGGAAATACTGGTGGACAGCATCGGTTTGGGGGCTGGGGTGGTTGACCGGCTGCGGGAGTTGGGTCTGCCGGCGCGGGGCATTAATGTGAGCGAAAGCCCAGCGATGGGCGGGACTTACCGCAACCTGAAGGCCGAGCTTTGGTACAAGGCCAAGGCGTGGCTAGAGGCGCGGGACTGCAAACTGCCCAAGGATGAGGTGCTGATCAGCGAGTTGGCGACAGTGCGCTACACCTTCACATCAAGTGGCAAAATTGCGATTGAGGGCAAGGACGAGATCAAAAAGCGGGGTTTGCCAAGTCCGGACAAGGCCGACGCCTTTGTTTTGACCTTTGCCAGCGATGCCGTGGCGGGGATGTTTGGGTCAGCGGCCAGCAGCAAATGGAGTCAACCCTTACGCCGCAACCTATCCAGAACTGCATAATTGGGCATTTGCAACTAAATGGGGAAAACCATGATGATGACCAAAGGACAAAAGAAGGTCGGCAAGGTGATGGGCGAGTTCAAGTCGGGCAAGCTGACTTCTAGCGGCAAGCCGGTCACCAACCCCAAGCAGGCCATTGCTATTGCCATGTCCGAGGCCAAGCTGCCCATGCGCGGTCAGCGCACGGCAAAGAACAAGGCGAGAAAATAATGGCCACGCTACAGCGGACCATGAGCCAAGTCATGGACAAGGAAGAGGGCGAGGACATGGGTGCAGGCGAGAACTGCCCCATGCCAACGCAAGACATCACGCTCAATCTGAAGAATCGGGCCAAGGCGATCAACAGCGCCAACTACGGCCCTGAGAATCCAGACCTGCCTAATACTGCTTTTTGGAAGAAAAAGGCAGACGAGTGGGAGGTGGACATTGAAGACGCCAAGATGAGCCGGTGCGGTAACTGCGCGGCTTTTAATCAAGAGGAATCAATGCTCGACTGCATTGAAAAGGGCATTGGCTCTGAAGGTGACGCCGAGGAGTTTATTGAAAAAGCCGATCTGGGCTACTGCGAGATCTTTGACTTCAAGTGCGCGGCCAGCCGCACCTGCGATGCTTGGGTGACTGAGAGTGATGAGGATGAAGACTATGAGGGCGGTGAGAATAGCTCGATGGAGGGTGAGGACATGGGCGGCAAGCCGATGCTGGTCATCAAGATTGGCGCAAAGAAATGAAAGCCGCCAAGCCTGCCAAACCCAAGTCAACAGTCAACGCTGCTGGCAACTACACCAAGCCAACCATGCGCAAAGCCTTGTTTGAGTCAATCAAGCGTCGGGCGGTGCAGGGTACGGCGGCAGGGCAGTGGTCAGCCAGGAAGGCGCAGCTTTTGGCCAAGAGTTACAAGGAAAAAGGCGGGGGCTACAAATGAAAGCACCACAGCAATCCCTGAAAAACTGGGGCGATCAAAACTGGAGAACGAAAAGTGGTAAAAAATCTTCTGTCACTGGTGAGCGATATTTGCCAGAATCTGCTATCAAAAGTCTCAGCCCTGCTGAGTACGCTGCGACAACACGCGCAAAGCGTGCTGGCAAAGCTGCGGGGAAACAATTCGTAAAGCAGCCCAAGGCAGTGGCCAAAAAAACAGCGGGGTTTAGATGAAGACCCCAGCTTGGCAGCGCAAGGAGGGTAAAAACCCATCCGGCGGCTTGAATGCTAAGGGCCGCGCCAGTCTCAAAGCTGCCGGCCAAGACATCAAGCCGCCAGTCAAGGCAGGCGACAACCCGAGGCGTGCAAGTTTCTTGGCGCGGATGGCCGGCAATGATGGCCCTGAGTACAAAGACGGCAAGCCGACTCGGCTGCTGTTGAGTCTAAAAGCATGGGGTGCAAGCTCTAAGGCCGATGCCAAAAGTAAGGCGGCCAGCATTTCAGCCCGAAACAAAGCCAAGAAATGATCTGTCCGATTGTCATTGCCACAGTCAAGGGGCATGGGCTGGCGGTGCTGCTGGAGTCGATTAAGCAATACGCGCCAGAGTGTCCGGTCTATCTGCGAGGGCCAGAGTCAGTGCTTGAGAACTTTGAGGCTGACCACAAGATCTACGGCCAGCCAAGGAACTTTGGCGATGACTACAACGAGGTGATCGAAGCGGCACTCAAGGATTGGTCATCATGCATCGTGGCCAACGATGACATCGTGTTAACCCCGACCAGCGTGAAGGTGCTGCTTGAGGATGTGGCCATCATCAAGACCATGCACAGCGTGAAGGCCGGCTGGGTGGCGTCAAGGACTGATGCAGCGCGGTCTGGTCAAAATGTGCGTATCTGCCAGCCTGGGGAGCGCTTGAGTTTCTTTAAATTCCCGTCCGAGGCCCACATCAAGATGGTCGGTGAGATCAGTCCCATCTTTGCGTGGATCTCAAGCGATGCATTTGAAGAGGCAAAGTTTCCCCCTCTGAATTGGTACAGTGACGATGTGCATTGTAGGGATCTGATTGAAAAAGGCTACTCGCATTTTGTGAGTGCCAGCTATGTCCACCACATCGGCAGCAACACAATTGGCTTTGACGGCAACAAACTGCACAACGATGCGCTGCCGTGGCTCAAAGAAAATCGTCCAACTTACGCAAAGGCATGGTTTGATTCTTAATCTAGGCTCTGGCAAGGACTGGCGTGAGGATTGCGTGAATGCAGATATTCAGGCAAGGGTCAAGCCAGATTGGCTGCTGGACATTACAAAAGTCAATTGGGGTGAAGTGCTCAAGACCCGCAAGGGGCTACTGACAATTGAGCGCGGCATGTTTGATGTGATTTTGGCCAATGACATCTTGGAGCATTTGCCAGATCTGGTTACTGCCATGACCAATTGCAAGGAATTGCTGAAGGTAGGCGGGGAGATGCGGATTCATGTGCCATACGAGTTGAGCCTTGGCGCGTGGCAAGATCCAACCCATGTTAGGGCATTCAACGAGAACTCTTGGCGCTATTACACCGACTGGCACTGGTACTTAGGCTGGCCAGACAGGTTTGAGTTGACCATGCTGGAAATGAGGCTCTCAAAGCTGGGAGAAGCACTAGAATTGCCACAAGACCAAATTATCCGCACCCCGAGGGCTGTGGACTCCATGTTTGTGGTTCTAACTAAGGTCAAGCCATGATTGAAAACATTACCGACAATTTATCCACCGACATTGCAGCCCAGACCCCGATGGACGATGCGGAACTGCAAGCGATCATCACGCAAGACCTGACGGATGCCATCAGCTATGTGGACAGCGACCTGTCTCCCACCCGTGCGCGGGGGACTGAGTACTACCGAGGCGACCTGTTCGGCAACGAGGTCGAGGGCAACAGCAAGGTGGTGGCGATGGAGGTGCGCGACACTGTGAGCGCCATGCTGCCCAGCCTGATGAAGGTGTTTTTCTCTACCGAGAATGTGGTTGAGTTTGTGCCTCGGGGGCCAGAAGATGTGAAGTCTGCGCAGCAGGCCACCGACTATGTTAATTACATTTACCAAAACGACAACAACGGATTCTTGACCACCTACGCCATTTTCAAGGATGCGCTGGTTAGGAAGTGCGGCATTGCCAAGTTCTACTGGACTGATGACGAGAAAGTCCAGATTGACGATTACACCGGCTTGGATGAGCAGACCCTGCAAATGGTGATGCAAGAGCCTGACGCACAAGTCAAGATTGTGGTTTCTTACCCAGACCCAGACATTGACGAGATGCAGATGACCACCATCGACCCGATGACGGGCCAGCCGGTGACGATGCCGGCGCCAATGCTGCACGATGTGCAGGTCAAGCGCGTCACCAAGGATGGCCGCATCACTGTGATGGCCGTGCCGCCAGAAGAGTTGCTGCTTGACAGACGCGCTCGGTCTTTTGATGACGCCACCATCATTGCCCACAGGCAGATGGCCACAGTGGCCGACCTGCTGGCGATGGGCTACGACCAAGACGAGATTGACGAGAATATCTCCAGCAGCGACTTGGACAGCAATGACGAGTATCTGGCGCGGCAACCACTGAGTACCACCTTTGGCGAGAATGCAGCCAATCCGATGATGCAACGGGTTTTGTACATTGAGGCATATTCCCGAGTTGACTATGACGGCGATGGCCTGCCAGAGTTGCGCAAGGTCTGCTGCATGGGCAGCGGCTACAAGGTGGTGCGCAACCTGCCGGCCAGCTACATTCCGTTTGCTGACTTCCCCTGCGACCCAGAGCCGCACACTTCCCCCTTGGAAGCGATGTCAATTTTTGACATCACGCATGACTTGCAAGAGATTAAGTCGGAAATCCTTAGAAACACGCTGGACAGCTTGGCTCAGTCAATCCACCCGCGCACGGCGATTGTTGAGGGACAGGTCAACATTGACGATGTGCTAAACAACGAAACCGGCGCGATTATCCGCATGCGTGCGCCTGGGATGGTGCAGGCCATGTCCACCCCATTTGTCGGTCAGGCCGCATTTCCAATGTTGGAATACATGGATCAAATCCGTGAAGACCGCACCGGCATGAGCAAGGCGGCGATGGGCCTGAACGCTGACGCATTGCAGTCAAGCACCAAGGCGGCGGTGGCCGCCACAGTGTCGGCCAGCCAGAGCCGGATTGAATTGACGGCACGCATTCTGGCCGAGGGGATGAAGAAGCTCTTCAAGGGCATTTTGTTTTTGGTGGTCACGCACCAAGACAAGGCTCGGATCGTGCGTATGCGCAACGAGTTTGTGACGATTGACCCAAGCCATTGGGAAACTAGCATGGACGCCAGCATCAACATCGGTCTGGGCAACGGCGACACCAACGAGCGTTTGCAGGGTCTGATGATGATCATGGCCAAGCAAGAGCAGGTCTTGAAAGATCTCGGTGTTCAAAACCCATTGGTCACGCCGCAGCAGTTTTCCAATACCCTGCGCAAGATCGTGGAGTTGTCTGGGTTCAAGGATGCGTCCAGCTACTTCAATGACATCCCTGCCGACTATGTGCCGCCACCACCACCAGCCCCCAAGGCCACGCCGGAAGAGTTGCTGGCGCAGGTGCAGGCCGAGTCCATCAAGGCCGACATCCAGAAGAAGGCGGCAGAACTTGAGCTAAAGCGCCAGCAAATGATGATGGATGACGATTTGAAGCGTGACCAGATGGCCCAAGATCTGTATCTCAAAAAGTATGAAATTGAGTTAAAGTACAACTCACAGATCAGTACGGCTGAGATCGATGCGGCTCAGAATATTGATCGTGAAGCAATTCGTCAGCAGGCAGCGCTGGCCCAGCAGCAGGCGGCTCAGTTTATTGAGCAGCAGCAGCAGCCCCCGATGCCGCCGATGATGCCCCCATCAACCTTTCAAGGAATGGCACAGTAGTGACAAATGAAGACCAGGTAAACAAAGGCCGAAAGGCCAAGCAGCTACTTGAGGACGAAACCCTCAACGCTGCAATCGCAAAATTGGAAAATGACCAACTTTGGGTATTTCGATCCTCGAAACCCGAAGAGTCTGTGAAGAGAGAGACAGCGTGGTGCATGATGCAGGCCATTGATGGCCTGCGGCAAGAGTTGATCCGGATCATGGACAACGGAAAGATTGCACAGAGCGCTATCACTAAATCACAGAAAAATCTAATTTAAGAAAATATCATGGCAGAAATACAAGCAACGAATTTGGCCGATGCGGCCAGTGCAATCTCAGCAATGTTGGCCCCTGAAGAGGGACAAGCGCAAGTTGGTGAGACGCAGTCAGCCGAAGAGTCCGAAGAGGACTTAGAGGCAGCGGCTTCTGAGGATGATGAGTCTGGTGTGGAAGACGCGCCAGATGAAGAAACCTCAGAGGAACAGTCTGGAGAAGAGGAAGAGCAAGAGGAGCAAGAACAGCCACAGACTTTCACCGTCAAGATTGACGGTAAGGAAGTCGCTGTGACGCTGGACGAACTCCAAAAAGGCTATTCAAGGACTCAGGACTACACCCGAAAAACGCAGCAGATTGCCGAAGTGCGCAAGCAGGTCGAGCAAGAAACGCAGGCAGTTCGGGCCGAGCGTGGACAGTACGCTCAATTGTTGGGAGCATTGCAAGCGCAGCTTCAGGCTTCAGAGCCGCAGGTCGATTTGGATCGTCTTTATAACGAAGACCCAATCGAGTGGGTGCGGCAAAAAGAGGTTTTGCGGGAGCGACAGGAAAAGGCATACGCTATTCAGGCCGAGCAGCAGCGCCTTTACCAGTTGAGTCAGCAAGAGCAGCAGCAGTCTATGCAGCAGCATCTGGAAAGCCAGAAAGATGCGCTGTTGGCGGCGCTGCCAGAGTGGAAAGACCCAAAGAAAGCAAAGCTCGAAAAAGCGATGCTCATTGAGTCTGCCAAGTCTGCCGGTTTTTCAGATGAAGACTTGAAGAGTGTTTACGATCACCGGCTGGTTTTACTGCTGCGAAAAGCGGCACTGTTTGACCAGATGGTAAGTAAACGCCAAGGCATCAAGCCTGTGGTGAACAATGGCCCACGACCAGCCAAGCCAGGAGCAGCGGGTCGGGTTTCGACAACAAGTGAGGTTACTCGCGCACAACAGCGTCTTGCAAAAACTGGCCGTGTCGATGATGCGGCTGATGCAATTTTTAAACTTTTAAAATAGGGAAAAATCATGGCTATCGTTAGCAATACATTTCTCACTTACAGTGCCAAAGGCATTCGAGAAGATCTTAGCAATGTGATCACCAACATTGCACCTGAAGAGACACCTTACATGAGCAACATTGGACGCGAGAATGTGTCCAACAGCTTGTTCGAGTGGCAGACTGACACATTGGCCGCAGCCGCTGCCAATGCCCAGCTTGAGGGTGATGATGTTTCATCTTTTGACTCTGTGACCGCAACTACGCGTCTGCAAAACTACGCACAGATTTCACGCAAGACGATCATCTTGTCTGCCACTGAAGAAGTGGTGAACAAGGCTGGCCGCCGCAGCGAACTGGCTTACCAGATCGCAAAGCGTGGTTCTGAGTTGAAGCGCGACCAAGAGTTTGTCATGCTGAACGGCGGCATCGCTGTGGCTGGTGACTCTACGACTGCCCGTGTGTCTGCATCCCTGGGCGCGTTTGTGAAAACAAACACCGACAAGCAGACCAACGGCACTGACCCATCGTACACAACGCTGCCAAACAGTGCCCGTACAGACGGCAATGTGCGCACCTTCACTGAAACCATTCTCAAGAATGTGATCCAGAAGGTTTGGACAGCCGGCGGTACACCGAAGATCTTGATGTGCGGCCCTGTCAACAAGCAGCGCGTATCTGGTTTCTCTGGTATTGCTTCTAGCCGTTTCAACATTGATGGTGGCGCAAAGCCTGCCACATTGGTCGGGGCCGTTGACATTTATGTCAGCGATTTCGGAAACGTGCAAGTTATTGCGAACCGCTTCCAGCGTGAGCGTGATGCATGGGTGATCGATCCTGACTACGCCAAGATGACTGTGCTTCGTCCCTACCAGCAAGTCGAACTGGCCAAGACAGGTGACGCTGAGAAGCGCATGCTGATCGTTGAGTGGGGTCACAAAGTGTCGGCTGAAAATGCCCACGGCTTGGCCGCTGACTTGATTACTTCTTAATAGTAAGCAACGGGAAGGGCCAGAGAAATCTGGCCCTTTTTTAAATGATTCACAAAAGACTATTCAGCGAAAACAAAGATCAAGGCATCACCCGCTACTGGCATGAGAATGCAGAAACCGGCGATGTGACCATTGAGACTGAGCAAGACATCACAGCGGTTATTGAGGCCAACAAGGCCATCTATAACGCTGTGGATGAGAAAGCCAACTGGAGTGGTGAGTGGCACTTGGTGGCGTCCATCCCCGAATCTCTCTATTACAAGATGAAGGCCGAGGGAAAGATCGATGACCAGGAGTATATGAAGCGCTGGCTCAACGACAGCGACAACCAATTTTTTAGAACTAGACCTGGGAAAGTATGAACTACATTGCCGTCTGCACCCCTGCCCGAGATCAGGTTCACACCAATTACACCTACTGCATGGTGAACATGGTGGCCTATCACACGCTCAACACCACAGACGCAATCAGTCTGAAATTGATGCAAGGCACAATTATCCAAAACCAAAGGGCTGACCTTTGCTTGGACGCGATGGCTGAAGGATGCACGCACATCCTGTTCATTGACTCGGATATGACATTCCCACAAGACATGGTTCAGCGGCTTTTGAAGCATGACCAGCCCATCGTGGCCGCCAACTGCGCACGGCGCAGGATGCCAACTGGCCCGACTGCCCAGAACTATGACGCCGAAGGCAAGCGCCAGTCGGTCTACACAATGCCAGAATCCACCGGATTGGAAGAGGTGGGAAGCATTGGCACTGGCATAATGCTCATCAAGCGCGAGGTGTTTGAGGGCATGAGTGAGCCGTGGTTCGATATGCCGTGGCAGACTTCACGGGGCTACATGGGTGAGGATGTGTTCTTTTGTAAGAAAGCGCAAGAGCTTGGTTACAAAATCTACATCGACCATGATGTCTCAAAGGAAATCGGCCACATTGGCACATTTGAATTTCGCCATGAGCACACTTGGATCGTCAAAGAGGAAATGGAAAAAGAGGCTCAATAATGGCACTGACAACCTACACCGAGCTAAAGGCATCCATTGCAGACTGGCTCAACCGAGATGACCTGACGGCCGCCATTCCTGACTTCATCTCTCTGGCCGAGGCGCAGATGGAGCGCACGCTGCGCACCAGACAGATGATCGTGAGAGCCAATGCCTCATTCAATGCTGAGTACGGAGCAACGCCGAATGACTTTTTGGAGGTCAAGTCCTTCAAGCTGAGTGGCACTAATCCCGTTACCCCGCTGTCGTTTATGACGATAGATGCGCTGGATGCAGAGGCCACAAAATTCACAGCCAGCGGCAGGCCAAGTTTCTTTGGCGTGGTTGGCCAACAGTTTAGGCTTGTGCCAACACCAGACTCTAACTATGCGACTGAGTTGACTTACTACGCAAAACTGAGCAAGTTGTCAACCTCTGTGGCAACCAACTTTATTTTGGAGTCCAGCCCAGACGCCTATTTGTACGGAAGTCTGCTGCAAGCTGCGCCATACCTTCAGGATGACAATAGAATTCAGGTGTGGGCAACGCTGTATGAGCGTGCCTTAAACGACCTGCAAGTTGCTGATGACCGAGGTGCGACATCAGGCGGTGCGCTTTTAACCCGTGCAAAAACTTTTGGATGAATATGATTACCACTACCAAGGGCGAGATGGACGAGTCACTGCTTGAAAAGCGTGAGGGGTCTGTGGAGAACGACACCGAGACAACGACTTGGGTCGAGTACTGGCTGGGCGAAGAGTTGGTTCACAGGTCGGTGAATATGGTTTTGAAACGCGGTGTTTTTGCTGATGGCATTACTGAACAAATTTAAGGAAATAGATCATGGCTAACACTCAGGCAATGTGTACCAGCTTCAAGGGTGAACTGCTTGTCGGTCATCACAACTTTGGCACTGGCGTGACCCGTGGCTCTACTGCTGCCGACACCTTCAAGGCTGCGCTGTACTTGGCATCTGCCACAGTCAATGCCGCCACCACGGCCTATAGCGCCACCAATGAGGTGAGTGGCACTGGCTACACTGCCGGCGGCGCGACAGTGACCTTTGGCACTGCCCCAAGCACCAGCGGCACGACAGCGTTTGTGACCCCCAGCGCCAGCATTACTTACACTACTGTCACACTGGCCACAGCTTTTGATGCTGTCCTGATTTACAACAGCACTCAAAGCAACAAGGCGGTCAGCGTCCACACCTTTGGCTCACAGACTGTGACCGCAGGCACATTCACGCTGACGATGCCAACCAATGATGCCAGCACCGGCCTGATCCGGCTGGCTTAAAGGGGCAGCAGCATGGCTGCTTATGGGTCGGGCTACTACGGCCTTGGTGCTTATGGCATAGGCAATGTTGTCATCAGCGGCAACCAGGCGACTGGTGCTGCTGGTAACTTGCTGGCCGACAGGTCAATCCAAGAAGACGGAACAATTGCCACAGGCAATGTCGGCACAGTCGGGCTGACTTTATCCATTGCCATCACGGGCAATTCGGCCACGGGTGCTGTTGGCTCTGTATCGGTATCCTCGACCAACGCAGTCACCGGCAATGCGGCGACTTTGGCAGTTGGCAGCGTTACCCCGAGTCTTGCATTTGCTGCCACCGGCAACACGGCCACAGGCTCTGTCGGCTCTGTCAGTGTCACCAGCACGAAAGCGGTCACAGGCAATGCGGCGACTGGTGCTGTGGAGACGATGCCGAGCGAGGTCATCACTTTCCAAGCAATCACAGGCAACGGCGCAACGGGATCAGTTGGCAGTGTCAGCAATTCCATCACAGTTGCATTGACAGGCAATAGCGCCACAGGGTCTGCCGGCATCATCTTTGGCTTTGGCTGGGGTGCGATACCCGACAGCGCAGAAACTTACACACCGATCAGCGACAGTGCAGAAAGTTGGACTGTTATCGCTGATAATTCTGAGACTTGGACATCCATTTAGGAGTAACGCATGCCAGATACCACCACCACCAACCTACTGCTGACGAAGCCAGAGGTAGGCGCATCGACAGACACTTGGGGGACGAAGATTAATACCGACCTGGACTCGGTTGACGCAATCTTTACCGCCAACGGCACTGGCACATCTGTTGGCCTGAACATTGGATCTGGCAAGAGCCTCAAGCTGGTTGGCGATGTCATTGACACCAACGGCAATGAGTTGCTGAAGGTGACTGCCACAGCTTCTGCTGTGAACGAGTTGACACTGGCCAATGCGGCCACTGGTGGCGCACCAGCGTTATCTGCTACAGGTGGCGATACGAACATTGGGATTGCACTTACACCCAAAGGCACTGGCGGTGTTGTATTCCCAGCCGGTGCAGTAGGCACACCATCCATCACCACCACCGGCGACACCAACACAGGCATCTTCTTTCCTGCGGCTGACACCATTGCTTTTGCTGAAGGTGGTGCGGAAGTTATGCGAATTACATCGACCGGCGATGTGGGGATTGGGACGAGTTCGCCAAACTACAAATTTAATGTCGGCCCAACGAGTGGCGTACTTTCGCTTGCTGGCGCTGGCATCTCGCTGTTTACCACTGGTAGCCTTACATCAAGCATTGGCGGGGTGTTGAACTTCAGGCCCGGCCTTGGCACAACTGCCAGCGACATTTTTAACTTGTCCATCTGTGCGTATGACCACAGCGGCGATGGAAATGCAGACGGCTTGAGCATCAACGGCGCTGATGGGGTTTCTTTTTCCACAGGCGGAAACTCACGAAACGAGCGTATGCGTATCGACTCCAGCGGCAACTTGCTGGTGGGGCAAACTTCTAAATCTCAAACAGCTGTTGGAATCTCATTCACCAATGAGGGTATTGTTAGTGCGGCAATGGCAGCTTCTACAAGTGCGGCAAATTGCTATCACCTATATTCAACAGGTGCAGGCGCATATCGCTTTTATGTAAGTATGGCAGGAACCATAAACGCGACAAGCACGACTATTACAGGCATTTCCGATCAGCGACTGAAAGAAAACATTCGTGACTTGGACGATGGCCTTGATTCAATCATGGCGCTCAAGCCGCGCAAGTTTGACTGGAAAGAAGGCAAGGGCGCTGGAACCAAAGACGCCCGTGGTTTTATTGCACAAGAGTTTGAAACAGTCTTTCCCGACATGATAGAGGAGTGGCTTGACCCCGCCCCTGAAGGTGAAGAACCATACAAGGCAGTCAATGCCAACTTGATTCCGACCCTTGTCAAAGCCATCCAAGAACAACAAGCCCTCATCACAGCCCTGACAACCCGCATCACCGCACTTGAGGCAGCATGAACCAGATAGACGCAACGGACGCCAAGCTAGCCACGCACGAAGAGATTTGTGCCATCAGGTACGAGAACATTCAAAAAAGCTTTGAATCCGGAAGTAAGCGCATGAGCCGCATTGAGTACATTCTTTATGCGCTGATTGCGGTCACTTTGCTCGGGCCAGGTTTCGCTGCCGAGATGTTGAAAAAAATCCTGATGTAATCATGGACGCGCTGCCGCCACCACCGCCAGTGGCGCAAGCACCCGCCCCAGTTTATGAATGCGTGAGATGGTCATGGTCTTCTGATAGGCTAGATGTTTGGTGTTTGAAGTGGCGGGAAAAAGGCAAACCAGAGCCTAAGAAGGTAGCGGAGGCCGAAAGTGATTGATCCTCTAACAGCGCTAGCGGGTATCCAAGCAGCAGTCGCCCTGATCAAGAAGGTCAGCAAGACTGTTGACGATGTATCGTCTCTCGGCCCTGTTTTGGGCAAGTATTTTGATGCCAAGTCTACGGCTACCAAGGCTGTTGTTCAGGCCAAGAAGTCCAAGTCCAGCATGGGTACGGCCATCCAGATTGAGATGGCACTGGATCAGGCCAAGCGGTTTGAGGACGAGTTGCAACTGCTGTTCATGCAGTCCGGCAAGATTGATGTCTGGAACAAGATCAAGTCCAGAGCAGCGGCGATGGATGTTGAGTCTGCACATGATGCACGGCGTGAACGCGAGGCTGCTGAAAAGCGCAAGAAAGAGGTCGATGAGGTCGTTGAGATCGTGCTGGTAGCGCTTGTCCTGTTTGCAATTCTTGGGATCATTGGGTATTTCACCTTTGGCATTCTTGAGCAGCGCGGGTGAGTTATGGCAGATGAACGCCTTGCCCTAGTTGACAAAATTCTGGCCTATGTGTCCAGCCCCTTCCGGCTGTTCGCAATGGTGCTCATGGCCGTGCTCACCTTTGCAGGGTACTTTGTCTACGCAAACCAAGACCTGCTGATCGGTGCTTACAAAGAGTCCAAGAAGATTCCAACGATTGCAGAGGACAGGGTGGAGGATGCAGCAGCGCACCTGTTCAAGCAGTCTGGTGCGCTGGTGGTGGCGGTGTTCAAGGTCAACAGCATGTTTGGCACGCGCATCCTGCACAGGGCTTATGGCAAGAACGGCAGGGACAAAACGAATGATGGGCTGGATGTCGGCCTGTTCACTCAGAACGCTGCCAACAACGCCGATGTGGTCAAGCTCATGGCCAGCGAGATTCCATGCGGCGAGTACAAGTCAGCGCAAAGCGAAATGGGCCTTTGGTATATTGCCAAGGGTGTGGCCTACACATGCCGTATTAGTGTTCCACCTGAACCGGGTAGGTTCATTGGGCAGATCACAGTCGGATGGGCTACCCAGCCCGAAGACATGGACAGCACCCGTGCAATGCTGCAAATTGCCGCAACAATGCTTTCAAGGAGTAAGCAATGATTGGACTCGATGCACTGATAAGCGTGGGCGGCAAGCTCATTGACAAACTAATCCCTGATCCTGAAGCCAAGGCCAAGGCCCAGCTTGACTTGGCCAAGATGGCGCAGGATGGTGAACTGGCTAAGCTGGCCAATGATACGGATTTGTACAAAACAGAGCAGAACAATCTGACTGACCGGCTCAAGTCAGACATGAGCAGCGACTCTTGGCTGTCCAAGAACATCAGGCCCATGACACTGGTCGCCATCTTCATTGGCTACTTTGTGTTTGCCATGATGTCTGCATTCAAGCTGGATGCCAACGAGGTCTATGTCACCCTGCTTGGCCAGTGGGGCATGCTTGTGATGTCTTTTTACTTTGGGGGTCGCACTTTGGAAAAAATCATGGACATGAAGGCTAAGAAATGAAAGAAAACTTTGACTCCGCACTGGCTGCTGTCCTCCACCACGAGGGCGGCTTTGTCAACCACCCGTCAGACCCTGGTGGCATGACCAACCTTGGCGTGACCAAGAAGGTCTGGGAGGAGTGGGTCGGGCATGAGGTGGATGAAAAAACCATGCGCGGCCTGACCCCTGAGATTGTTGGCCCGATGTACAAGTCCAAGTATTGGGACAAGGTCAAGGGCGATGACCTGCCGGCTGGCGTGGACTATGTGGTGTTTGATGCGGCGGTGAACAGCGGCCCAGGTCGGGCTGCCAAGTGGCTGCAAGCGTGCGTAGGTGTTGATCCTGACGGCGGCATCGGCCCAAAGACTTTGCAGGCTGTCGCGGCATTTGAGGGCGATCTGGTTGACGATTATGGCAAGCGCAGACTGTCATTCTTGATGGACTTGCCGCACTGGCCGACCTTTGGCAAGGGCTGGAGTCGCAGGGTTGCCGAAGTTGGCAAAGTAGGCGCAGACATGGCATAAGTGAAATAATCATGTCATGGCCAATGTCAAGCAACAATTAGAGACGCCTTCACTGCCCCCTCTGGGTTATCCACCAGAGGTGTATGAACGCCGGAACTTGAACGAGAACAACGGCGCACTGAACATTTTTGCCAGAAAACTGACTTCCGTGCTTGGCTCACTGTTTGGGCCAAGGGGCGGCAAGTTTATGAACAACCCGCACGGGGCGTTTCAAGACTCAACCGACCAGACGGCGGCTAGCACCACAGTCGCCACTGCCGTCACATTCAACACGACAGACTTTTCCAATGGCGTGACAATAGCCAGCAACAGTCGAATCACAGTGGCCGACTCTGGAATCTGGAACTTGCAGTTTTCCATTCAATTGACAAATACGACAAATGCCGCGCAGGATGTGGACATTTGGTTTCGGGTCAATGGTACAAATTCAGCAAACTCAAACAGTCGATTTGGCTTTGCACCTCGGAAATCTCCTGGAGATCCGTACCACACTGTTGCGGCCATAAATTATTTCTTGAGCTTGAATGCAAGTGACTATGTGGAGATCATGTGGAGGCCAACTGATGTTGGCGTTTCGATTGAGCAGTACGCTGCCAGCGCCAGCCCAACACGGCCAGCAGTGCCATCAGCCATTGCCACAATGAGCTTTGTCTCTAACCTACCGACAATCTGATTATGTACATCCCACTAAAACTACCACCAGGCATCTACAGGAACGGCACAGAGTACCAAGCTGCGGGGCGGTGGTATGACGCGAATTTGGTGCGCTGGTACGAGAACACCCTGCGGCCTATGGGCGGCTGGAGGAAGCGCTCGGCAAGCCAGATGACTGGTCTATGCAGAGGGTTCATCACTTGGCGCAACAATAGCGGAGAGCGATTCATTGCCGCTGGTACACAGTCCAAGCTGTACGCTATGAACGAGGCTGGGACACTCAAAGAAATTACACCAAGCGGCATCACTGCCGGCATTGCCAGCGCCACGATCAAAACCGGCTACGGCTACAGCACCTATGGCACATACGCCTATGGTGTGGCTCGACCTGATCTGGGTGGGCTGATTCCGGCCACCACATGGAGTTTGGACACATGGGGCGAGTATCTGGTGGCCTGTTCAAGCTCGGATGGAAAGCTCTACGAGTGGCAGCTTGGCTTTACAACCCCGACCTTGGCAGCGGCCATCACCAACGCACCAACTAGCAACAAGGCTCTCTTGGTCACTGCCGAGCGCATCCTGTTTGCCCTTGGTGCTGGTGGCAACCCGCGCAAGGTGCAGTGGTCAGACCAAGAGGACAATACAGTCTGGACGCCACTAGCCACCAATCAGGCGGGTGACTATGAGTTGGCCACACCTGGCACTCTGTTGGCCGGCAAGCGCGTCAAGGGCGTCAACCTGCTCTTTACAGATGTGGATGTACACACGGCTCAGTACATTGGCGCACCATTTGTTTATGGCTTTGAGAAGGCCGGCTCTGGCTGCGGCCTGATTTCGGCTCAAGCTGTGGCGGCCATCGACACGGCGGCCATCTGGATGAGCAAGTCCGGTTTCTGGACTTATGACGGCTATGTCAAGCCCCTGCCGAGTGATGTGTCTGACTATGTGTTCAGCAACATGAACTTCAACCAAGCATCCAAGGTCTACGCTGTCCACAACAGCCAGTTTGGCGAGATCTGGTGGTACTACCCAAGCAGCGGCAGCAATGAGAATGACAGTTATGTCACCTACAACTACCGCGAAAACCACTGGAACATAGGCTCATTGGCCCGTACTGCTGGCACTGATGCGGGTGTGTTCACCAACCCGCTGCTGGTATCAAGCGATGGTTACATCTACGAGCATGAAGTGGGTTTTGCCTATGACAGCGCCAGCGTCTACGCTGAGTCTGGGCCAGTGCAGCTTGGCAATGGCGACAACCTGATGTCTGTGCGGCAAGTTGTCCCAGATGAGCAGACACTTGGCGAGGCAGTGGTTTCATTCAAGACCCGAAATTACCCGACTGGCGCTCAGTCCACCTTTGGGCCATACACGGCTGCCAACCCTACGGATGTGCGTTTTGTGGCGCGGCAAGTCAATGTCAA